AGAATAAGAGGTAGTATATGCAAATAAATAATTATACGGTGATAGATCGACACAGCCGCCCCGGAGTTCTGCAAAAAGTTGCACTTAGAGCTTTTTTTGTAAATGATGGTGCATATCAGGACCCTTTTGAAATTAGTTCTGTCACTGTATTTAAGCTTTCTGACAATACTAGCCCAAGTACAATTTTAGATGTCGAACAGCTTATTGATACATCGGCTGCAAGTGCCGTGGTAAAGATGCATTTTAAAAACAATACATCTTACACCAGTAGTACCTCAGCTTTTAGCCCATCCAATTATACAGCAAATTCCACTGCTAGTGGAATTTATAAACTAGCTACAGGACAATACGCTGTCGTGTTAGCTCCGAATGTTTCTACAACATTTGCGGGGTCATCTTTTGTAAATAAAGCTAGCGGTGTCGGGGATTACATTGATGTTTGGACGATAAGATTTAGCCCAGATACTGATTTTAAAACCTATATTAATGAATTTACTTTACATGATGATACATTATTTACAACTACTCAACCATTACTAGTTACTGCTGCAAACAAACTCAGAACAAAACATATAAAATTAGGATCTAAAGTAGACCTAACTATAGGAACTGAATTTACAATAGGTAACAAAGATATTGATTCCGGGATAAAAAATATATTTAAAGATTCAGTCATTACAGATGCGAGCATTCAAATAGTTAAATTAAATGATGACTACACTTTACCTGCTAGAGTAACAGTAAGCTCTTTTGCAAATACTTCATCTTTAATTGATGTTACTTCTGATAGCACAATCATTTTTAATTGGGATACAAACGCATTGTACACTTTATCCTCTGTACAAAATGGAACTTTTGGACCTATTACTGGAGCGTATCAAGTTCAGGTTAAATTTAACTTACTAAATCAAACTATTCTTAGTGATTATATGAACTTGATACTTAGTTGAAATTATTCAATTCGTTTTGAATTTCGAACACCCGAGAATCATAATCTTGGGTGTTCTCTTTTACATATTGCAATAAGTTTATTCCTTTTACATGCATATCGTTCCAATCCTTGTACCGCTTGTCTGGGAAGCAATAGCTGATATCAAGGAATCGCTGGCAATTGACAGTTTGATGAAGTTTTTTCAAACCAGTCCTACCTGCATCATCATTGTCATACCCGACAATAATGCGACCTTGGAACCCAGCAAGTAATCTGGATTGGGTAACACTGATAGAACATCCTAGCGTTGCAGTGGCGTTTACACCCTGTAGTTGTAGAGAAATTGCGTCAGTTGGACCCTCGCAGATCACGACATACCTCTCCGAAAGGTCAAACGGGAAAAGATAACTCTTGCTCTTGAGTCCAAACTCGGATCCGGGGTTTAGATACTTTGGCTTTCCAGAATGGGATGATTACTCGTCCTTGGAACCGACCGGATGTTGCGACGAAAAAAGGATACTTATCATTAAGTATCTTTCTGTCACTCAGATAAAGATATGCTGCAATCTCAAGTTCGGATTCTGGTTGCGTGTTTTCCTTAACTGGAATAAAATTCTTCATTTCCTCTTGGATAGAGGTAGAGGGGGACTCAACTACAGAGGGGTAGATTGGCTGTCTACCCAAACTCCTAATTTTAATTTGATTTACAGCCTGCGTGTATGTGACACCCTCTAGATAACTATAGAGGAAGTAGAAGTTACCCTTCTCGCCCTTGCGGAAATCTTGCCACAGTCCTGTCTCCAAGTTAATAGAGAAATGTTGTCTCCTATCCGTTGGGTCTACGGGGGAGTTCATAATCATTTCCCTACCATTACTAGACAACTTATATTTTCCTGAGAATTTTGTGGTCAGGTAGTCTTTAATGTAGTTGGAGATATCAATGTTCATAAGCGAGATTTCACATTCTAAGCGTGATACTTACAAGCAGTGTGGGTGGAAGTTCTTATTGAAGTACTACGAGCGCATCCCTGAGACTAGCAACAATGCTGATGCCATGCAGTTCGGCTCGTACATTCATAAGATTTTTGAGCTTGGGGTTAAGGCTAAGACCTACGATGAGCTAGTTAAGATCGCTGAGGAACAGCGCCAGAACTATACCTTCAATGATAGCTACGAGAAGAAGGTTTTTATCTGCCTCAAGAATTTCCTCAGGTTTAATGCAACGCTAGAGGAAACAATAGGAACCGAATTAGATTTTAAGGTAGGGTTGATAGAGGGTACAGATCAGCGAGTAGTCATTGACCGGGTTATAAAATCAAAGCAAGGTAACTACTTAATTATTGACTACAAGACTAGCGCGGATGAGAAGACTAAGCTAGAATTATTTAATAATGACCAATTAAAAGCATATACTTATGCGGTATCAGAGCATTTTAAGATCCCCGTTACCAAGGTCATCGCAGCACACTATTACCCTCTAACCAATAATTTTGTTCATGTCCAATACTTGCCCGGGCAAATACAAAAGTACCTAAATGAGGTGCGTAGGGATATCTGGGACATCCGAAAGAAGAAAAAGGAAGACTTCACCCCCAGAAAGAACGAGTTCTGCAACTGGTGCGGGTACAAGGACAAATGCACCGAGTTCTACAGTCCTCAGGATGTTAAGTGCAGAATAGACGAGGCTAAGAAAAAGACTAAGACTTAATCAAGGGGTCGTATAAGTCGATCTCAATAGCATCAAAAAAATTATCTACCTGATCAGGAGAATACTTACATCTCTTGGTCAGGTAGGTATATAAAGTAGTCTTCTTTATTGGTTTTTGGTTATCCATACTTTCCAGTATTTTAAGCTGGAATAGTTTTATAAAGGAAGAGCTAAATCTATGCTTCCATTTATCCTCAAATTTATTTGATAGAGTAAAATTAATCAAATCTAAAAAATCTATTATGTTTTCATCTATATTTTCAACCATAAATATATTATATGGATAAAAATCTTAATTTTAAATATGAAAATGATAATTTTTTAAAAAAAATTAATCATTTAGATGAAAAGCATATTGGGTTAATTGCTAAAAGCTCTTCTTACATTAGTCCGGGGGATGTCTTACGGTTTTCTTACTCTGGTGAGCTAGTTAATGTTTTAGTGGTAAAAACTGCAATTTGGAGTCCTAATGGAATGTTTATCAGTTCTCAGGCAAACCCGCTTATCTCATGTTACAAATTAGATGATGTTGCAGAAGAATTAGAGGATGAAGTTTCGGCTGGTATATTAAAAAAGATACTTAAAGCTATATATAGAAATAGGGATGTTGCCTCTTATAAGAAAGTTTTAATCCCTTTGGGGGACATAATAGGGGAAAATAACTTTAAAACTTATAATTTACAAAAATGTAGCACAATAGCAAAAATAACTTTAGATGAAAAAAAATTAATTTTAGATACGACAGAATTTAAAAAAATAGAAAAACTTAAAAAGGAATCGATATCTTTATCGAAAAAAAGAAGAAAGTTAATTCAGGGACTTTTAGTCCTTGAAAAATTTGAAGGAGATTAAAATTGGATCCTGAGTTACAACGGCTGCTGACAGAGCTTGTAGATTCTCTTAGAAATGACAGAAGAAATCTAGAAGCGATTGCAGAAAATACAAGAGTTGATCGAGGCCAAACGGTTGCGATCAATAAACTTTTAAATGTTTTTAGTTCCCCGGGGGTAGCAGGCCCGGGTGGAGCTACCGCAGCGTTTGCATCTCAGTTGGGTCAATATCAGAAGAACTTCAACGATATTCAAAAATCCGCGATATCGATGGGTAGGGATTTCAAGTCCATAAATTCTACCCAAATGATTCAGTCCTTGGAAGACAGCTATGGTGCTACGATCAGCATGCAAGCTGCACTTGAAGCATTCAATGCTGGAATAGGTTTGCAATCCAAGAATGCGTTGACCCTTGCGGCTGAGATGAAGGCCACTGGTCAAAATTCCGCTGCCATGTTAGCTACATTGCGCGAGGGGCAAGTTGTTGGCAATCTAACCAATAGCCAGATAGATGCTTTATCCTTAAACCTCCAAACAACATCAAAGCAGTATGGAATTTCTAGCGACAACTTAGTTAAATCCTTAAATGTGTTGTCCAACAGAATGCAAGATTTTGGTGCAATCGGGTTGGCAGACGAAATGAACAAGGTCATGATTGACATGACCGCGAAATATGGGGCTGGGTCTGAGCAACTAGTAGGTCAATTTATTGATAAAATTACTAGAGGGGACAACCTTGCAAATCTCCAAAAACTAGGAATAGCTCAGGATGTTGCAGCCTTTGGGATGAATGCCACCGCAGACCAGTTGGAGGTGATTGCACAAAAGGCTGCGGGGTCTATGCAAACATTGGTTTCGCAAATGGAATCAGGAATTATCAGCAGATTCCAAGCATTGCGAATGGCGGAAAACCTCTATGGTGAAGAAGGAAAACTAGCACTTCTTGTTGCTCAATTGGACAGACAAGAGGCGACTGCATTAGGCGCAACAGATGCTACAGAACAATTACATGTTCAAGCAGACAGACTATATGATTCATTCTATGCGTTAGCCCCTGTAGTCAATGCACTGGCACCAACTGTTCAAGCTTTAACTTTAGCATATTCTGTAGGCAAAAGCGCATACGATGCGGCTACGGGTTCAATAAACATGGTAGGAAATGCCATGGAGGGGCTTGTTAATTTCTTATCTAACGAAGCTCCAATATCTGTTAGATTTTTTGAAACAGAAATTGGTCAAGCACTCGATAATATAGGAAACCAAGCGGCTGCACTTAGACTATCTACGAGCGTTGACACCGGGCCAGAGTTCCGTAGAAGATATACAATGGGGTATCTTGGACAACAGGGAGGATTTTCTCCATATACTCCTGAATATCAACAAATGTTAGAAACGCAAAGAGGTGTCCGTAGACAAATTCCGCGCAGAGCATACGCAAGAGGGGGAACTACAACCACCCCAGCTAATATACAAATTGGCGAGGCTGGCCCTGAAGCACTTATTACAGGAACGGGACTTGCATCAATTCTAACTCAACCAAATATTGTTGATTTAAGTAAAACTGCCGATAAATTAAACAAATCTGCAAATTGGTTACATACTGCATTTGGGCAATCTTCTTCAATGAAGTCCCCATCTGCGCCTGCTACTAGAGTAGAAGTAGTAGCATCTCCAAAAACAAGTACTCTTGCTAACCCAATGATTGCTCCTCCTATTGCTAACCCTGATGCAATGGGTTCAATGAAAATGATGGGAGGGGCCATGGCTTTGGGTAGCGTGACCACTGTGTTGTCCCAAGTAACTGATGGAAATAATAAAATAGTTCAATATTTAAGTATGGCAACTACCGCATTAACTACTTTAGTTACTTTGCAACAAGCTGCTAGTATGCTTGGAGGTCTTGCTGGTATGAAGGGAATGTTGGCTGGATTGTTACCAGCATTGCTACCAGCTTTGGCAGGATTAGCCCCCTTCTTATTACCAGTATTAGCCGTTGGGGCTGGAGCGGCTGCAATTTCAGCACTTGCGTCTAGGGAAAGGAAAAAAACCATAGAAGACGCTAAAGTAAAGCCAGCTCAGATATCCACGAATGAGTATTTTAGAGTATCTCAATCCGTGGCAAAGGATTTATTTGCAGATGTTGCCAAACCAACTGTAGACACTACAGGAAAAGCACTTGCTGCAATTGCGATGAATACAGAAAAGGCTGCAAATCTTGCTGCTGGTCAATTAAGAGAAACTAGAAATAAAGGGGTTACAAATATGGTAGTTACAGGAGGTATGGCATGACACAAGGTTTTAGAATTAGTAATGGTCAAGCAGTTCGTCCACAATCACCACTCCCATCTCAAACAGTAGCTCAAACAATTTCGAGAACGGACGATTCAAAAAATTTTTATTTGCAAGTTAATTATTATGAATTTAATAACCCTATTCCAATAAAAAGATATATTTTTATCAATGCTAATGGGGATTTTCAGATAGACGAATCACAATCCGCTAACTATGTTTCCTATTCTCCATTATCGAGATCTTCGGAGTTATTTTCATATACAGGAAGCAAATCAAGATCCTTCAATCTAACTTTTTCTTATTCAAAATCAGGAATTAAACCTGCATTTACAAACAATTTAAAATCAAGCATAACTCAACCCGCTCTACAAGATCCTAAATCTTTATTTTTTAAAGATTTGTCTGAAGCATCGTTAGCAGGTAGACCTTTTGGTCAAATAAAATACACAGGAAGTGAAGATGAGATAATTACTTTTATAGATTCCCAATTACAAATAATTAGAAGCTTAACTATAAATAATGCGAAGTCACCAACACAAGGCCCACCTTTGGTAAGAATAAATTTTGGAATATTGTATCAAGATGTTCCTTGCATTTGCACTGATTATGAAATAAAGCCCATCGCCTCACCAGAAACAAGAATTAATCCTATTTTAGGAACTCCAGAAGCAAACAAAATTTCAATTAGGCTCACTTTAAAAGAAATAAGAACTGGAGATTACTTAAAAACAGATTTCGCTCAGGCTGGGGGCATCAACCGAGATAATTTAGTTGGATGGGAACAATTGTTTAATTCAAAAACTGGATCGTTCGATCCTGTTAACCCAATCTATACATAATAGCTATGGAAGTAAAAATATCAAGATACGATAATGGAGTCGTAAAACAAATACATAAAACTGCAACAGTAACTACTGTTGTTGGACATCCATATTTTGATTACATCACCCAATTTTCTGATTCCGTTCTTTCTGGAAAAGTAGGATTTGTTCCTCTTGGGTATGAGCATCGACCTGATTTGATTTCTACTGTATTTTATGGAACTCCCGCATATTGGTGGATTTTGATGTTGGCTAACAATGTTTCAGATCCTTTTGAAGGATTTAATGTTGGAGATAGAATAGTAATACCTAATTTATGAACCCTATAAAACCGTACAATGTAATAATCTCAAATGAGCCGAAAACTATCGAAGAGATAATCGCAGTGGCTCAGGGTGGAAGCAATGTCTTAAAAGATGACCTCCTTTTATTTACAACTATGAATGACAATATTTTGTCTTTCGAACATCAATATAATTTTAATGAAAAAAACAACAAAGGCAGTTTGATAAAAATTGATGTGATAGATCCAGACCAATTGTTTCTTTCTAGATTTGTCGGAAATTCAATAAAATCCTTAATTGGGAATAAGCTGGCAAATAGCCTGCAAGTAGATAAATTTAAAGAAAGTGTTAGAAAAAAGGAAGTTGCAGAAGCTTTAAAAGGTGTTACCTTACCTGTACAAAATGCTGCTAGTATTTCACAATACAAAAATTCAAAACTTCATAGGGATCAAATAAATGAAGCCATTCGAGATGAAATAACAAAAGTATTAAATAATACTAAAGTCACAGAATTAGAAAAAGAAAAAGCTATAACTTTTTTTAGTGACAAATATAAGAATAATGATTTAGCTCCATCGTCCATCGATTCTTTAATTACTGATTTAGGATTGTCAGGAGTTCCAGAAGTTCCATACCCATATTTGTTTTTTTATTATGGTGGGGGAGCTAACAAAGATGATTGGGCTGGACCCATAATGGCTCAATTTACAGAAGCAAATTATAATTATTCTTATGAGAGTGGGCAAAAATCTATTTCTTTGGAATTTACTAGTACCCATGAATTTTTGGGTTTTTCTAAATTAGGTTTAGAAAATATGGGTAAGAATTTACGCATAGATCCTAATTATAGATTAGCTTTCTATACTGATCGTCCTCAATATGTATCTCCAATATTTGCGTCAAATGTACAAGGGGAGGCAGGAGAAGGTGTAAAAAAAATTCACGATACGATAATTAATGTATTAGAGGACTACATTAAAAAAGTAACTACACAAAAAGCAAATGTATTAATTTTGCTACCTGATTTCAGCTCATTTTTTGATAAAGTAAAAGATGATTATTTTAAAGCCGTAAAACCAAATATTTGGAGCACACCGTATTTTCCTACATATAATCAATATTTGGGATTTTATAAATTATTTGCGGATATGGGATTTGAAGTTTTTAGCGCAGTTCCCAAATATCGCTCTTTTTTTAAAAAAGATGATTTAGGAGAACCTGTAGATAATTCTAAATTTTATGATGCTCAATCTTATTTTTTTGGACCCGGGGGAGAAGAATTAGTAGAAGAATATGAAAATGCTTCACGCGGCGGGATTTTTGCTGGGGCATCAAGAACTATTGTAGCAATCGGATTAAGAAAAAAAGATGATGAATCTATACACGCTCCGCTACAAAAAGTAATGTCTAACATATCAAATGTTGTAACAAATGTAACTCCTCAAATTTTAGTCGTTGATGATTATGAATTTTTAACAAAGTTTAAAGCACATTGTGATGGGCTTGGATATACAAATATTGTTAAAGATCCATCATACCCCCTTATAATTTTTGGTGATTTAGAACTTATTCAGTTATATTTTGCTGGAAGAATTATTTACGAAGATAGAAAATTATATACTAAAGTAGTAGCCACAACAACGATAGGAAATCAACAAGCAACAAATACTCAAAAAGCTAATTTAGATATTCAATTAAAAAAAAGAAATATTTTAAGTGAAAGAGATACAATGATTTTTTCTGACGACTATATCACGAATATAGCAGTTCCTACATTTTTACAACTTTCTAGTAAAAATATTAACTTTACATTACCCTCAGATGTGTTTACTTTAAACACAGATGATATAAGAGGTTCATTAGATACACTAGGCGTACCAATCTTAAAACTAGGATATGCAGAATCTAATATATTAGACATTGATGTAAATATTAAAGATTATTTTAATTCAATCCTTACAAAAATAAGATTCCCTAAAGAACAGGCTGAGTTAGTTTTTACTGGGATTAGCCCAGACAATTTAAATTTACTTAATTTAGTTTCTAAAGATGGGCAAAGTAACTTAGTTTCTGTTCTTGAAAGTAAAAACTTATCTTTAAACAATTTAATAGGCGAATTACGATCTGTTTTAATGAGGGACGAAAAATTACAAAAATTAAATAAATCACCACAAGAAAAAATAAAAACACTAAATGAAATAATTACTTTTTTAATTAAAGAAAATATAGAGAATACTCCTGCGTTCAATGTTATTTTAAAACTTCTAGGAAAACAAGACCCTCATTTGATGTATTATGACCTTTTAAATGAAATGGTTAAAAATACATATCAAGGGGTTATAAAAACAACTCCATTTTTTAAATTAAGTAAAGCTCCTACGCTATTGCCCCCTGCTCTATTATTAATAAGAGAATCAAATTTTGTGCCATATGATAAAACAAATGGGATAGTTGATTCTATTAAAGGATTTTATAACATCATGGGGTACAAGCACATAATATCTAAAAATGAAGTGAGCACAGAATTGTTTGTAGTTAGACACATAAATGTTGGAGGACTTCCCTGATGGCTACTAAAGGCGTAGTAATTGGGCATATCCCGTCCAACGAGGAATTCGGGGATCACAGTATTGGATACTACACGGTAAAGCTGGATGATGGTAGTTTTGTTACCGTGGAACATACTAGCCCATATTACAATAGAACAGGTGGGTTTTTAGCTTTGCCTAATAAAGGTGATAGGGTATTAATTGATAAATTGTCCGATACTGCGGATAAAGGAACTTGGTACTACTTAGCCACCATAGCCACTCCCGGAGCAGGCAAAATTTTAGAAAAAGGCGATGTAGAGCCACAACCTCAATTATTAAATAGTGTTATTGGCAAGTTAGGTGTGCCACAAAAAGTAATATTACAATCCCCAAAAGGTAATTCTTTAATTTTAAGTGATGATTACAACGAATCTGAATCCAATGTAGGTGTATTCTTAAAAACGGGTGCCGGAAAATACTTTAAACTTTCCGATGACAAAAAACAAAATAGTATAGTTTTAAAAACTGAATTAGGCCCAGAGGAAGAAATCGCTTCAATAAGTTTACAAGGAAACCCTGTAGAAGGTAGCACTCGTCAATCTTTTAGTGTTACAATAATTGCAAATAATACCGTTGAACTTAGAAGTTTGAAGGGAGATATAGATTTAAACATAGTTGATGGAAAAGAGATAAATATCATAAATAAGTCATCTGGAGCTAATGGGGACCATTTAGTTCTTCCTAATGGTACAACAATTATTGACCCGACTCCCGGAAACATTAACATTCAATCGACTCGGGGGGATATTAATATTGTTGCAGGCCCAACCCTAGAAGAAGTTATTTTGGCTCAATCGGTTTATGCACAGCGGCGAGCGGAATGGCAAGTGGCATCTCAAGCTGCCATTGCCTTGGGGCAAGTCCCACCCCCAGAACCACAGTTGCCTATATTTAATCCAATAATTAAACTAAAAGCCCAAGACCCGCTTACTGGGGGCATAGGAGCAGCCATAGATATAGAAAGTGATGGAGTTGTGAATATTAGAGGAAAACTGGGAGTAAATATAGATACATTGACACCAGTACCTAATCCTGTTAATCAAGATGGAGATCCCCTCAATAATGTTCCTGATGTGGGGGTTTTAACTGGAAATGTTACTATCGCAGGAAGAAGAATAGATTTAAACTAATATGACAGTAGATCTTAATGTTTTAGGTCAAACTTTAAATGCCTCCAATGATAATGATTTACTTAGAGGCTTGGGGATGCAATTTGGTGTCCCTGAGTGCTTGATGAACATTGCCATTGCTGGGGGGGCTGCTCTTTTTCCAAGCCAAGTCTTAGGCCAAATGGCGAGCAAGATTCAGGCGGGGAGAAATAAAGCTAACGATAAAATATCTCAAATAAAAAAGAATATTCTGTTAACCTTAGGATTATGGGAAGATGATGGTGAGGGTGGTTATGTATTAAAATCTATTCACAGCGCAGAGGGGCTGGCTGGACTAGGGGAGGCGCTGGATGCAATTGGAACAGTCGTGGGTACTGGAGCCGCTATATATGACCAATATCAAATTGCTGCCGCTGAATGGGCTGCAATCGAAGACTGCGTAAATCAGGCAGCATTGTTTTTTAAATCATTGGGGAATAATACAGGATTAAGTCCACAACAAATTCAACAAAAATTTGCTGCCGAGACAGCCCAAATTTTTGCCGCAAGATCTTTCATTGAAAGGGCAGATGCCGCATTAACCAATATTGGACAAGTTTTACTTGATAGAAAATTAAATCCAGATCTAGAACCCATAATCATAGAACCTACCTTATCCGCTTTCGGAAAATTTATTGCTCCTCCAGTTCCAACGGACCCCGTTTTCCGATTGGTGTTCGGTCCTCCTAAATCTAAAAAAGGTCAGTTTTTGTTGTCCGTGGATGGATTGTACTACGACTCACAAAAAGGTGGAGTTCCTGATGTTGTAGGATTTGTTCCGCCTGAAGATTACTACAAGTTTGATTTCCCTGCGAATTTGGGTGGTAAAGGGGAGATGATTTCTTTAAAGAAGTTAGAAACTTATATAGACACCATTTTTGATCCAGAAGTAATAGATGAGAGCAAGGATATTCAACAGCATTACGCGGCAGATCACTTTTTGAATGTACTAGAGGGGCAGAGGGATAAACATTTATATGATTTGTCTGCAATGATTCAAAAAGCAAAGGTTCAAGAGAGTCTGACCGATGATTCAGCCATCATAGTAAATATGAAACAAAGTATCTACTCCGTGATGGCTCAACATCAGTCTAAAATAAATAGACGAAAAAAACAAATTGAAATCGCCATAAAATCTCCATATTTAGCAGGCACCACTCCCGCGTTCGGGCTAGGAGAAGTTCCAATTAATGATTTTGGGCATTTACGAGATTTGAATGTTTCTGTTGCATTTGAAAAGCAAAAGAAACTAATGTTCAAGCAAGGGGAAGTTTCCGGCGTTGTGCTTCCCATACAACCAAGATTCGTAAAAGCTGCGGAGGCTAGAGCAGCCCCTGCTTTAAATTCTTTGATAATTCCTCCTGTCGGAAAAGGTGGAATCATATACGATAATGACTCAACAGCTACTGAGCCTACAATATTGTCACTAACAGATAAAGTGGTAGATGATGGATTGTTTGCAATATATAATTTCCTCGAAGGGGAAGTTGTGTCCCCCGGATCCACTAAATATACAGTGTTGAATTGCAACTCCACCAATAACTACAATAATGCTCAGTTGGTTGCGCTATCACCAAGTTCAGTATTCAGACGAGGATTAGGTATTCCATTTTTAAATGGAATAGTAAAGCTTTCCAACAGCAATTCTCAAATAAATTCATTAGGAAGTTTTGTTAGACTTCCAGACACGAATGAGTTTAGAGATTATACCTACAAGCAAAAAGGGTTTACTTTTGAAACTTGGGTACATGCATCTGGCATAACCACTTCGTTATCTGATGGGGACCCTGATTCGGCATACGGTGTCTCCTGTTTGCATAGACTATTACTTGCTTGTGAAAATACAGGGGGATTAGTCCCAGAGGTTTTGGAAAACCCTGACCAAGCAGAACAATCATTTTCTTCCGACATAGTTAGGGGACTAGTGATGGGTTTTACTAGAGACAGGCAAATAAGTAGAGGTTTTGAACCAAATGAATCGACCAATGATGCCGCACAGTCAGTATTTTTCATAGCTCCTACACGATCAGTCAATGGCTCTGATGTAGGATTTATAAATAGATCTAGTGTGGAGGAATGTGCTAGTGGGTACGGGTCACTAGCGTTTTCAGTTCCTTTATCCACTAGTGTTCCAAACACTACAAAAAAACTAAGAGATGTATCGGGTCAATTTATGTACTACTCACTAGCGATTGACCCAGAAAATGACCAAATTAGGCTTTGTGTAGATGGGGAATTAGTGTCTGTGGCTTCTCTATCTTATAGTTTTGGAATTCCTGCTGGTCAATCTTTGAGGGTTCCAAGTTTTAGAGCCGCAAACAGTTTTGAATATTCTACATCAAGCACGGGAAATTCTTCGTTCTCAACAGGGCCAAAATTAAATGAATTGTTTACCCCTTGGATCTTGGGTGGGGGGTATACGGATGGATACAGGGCGCAAAATTCAGGATTCATGGGGCAAAAGCATGGTCTTAAGAGTGGCCTAAATGGATATTTAGGTAGCACAAAATTCTATTCACGACCATTGTCTGCGTCTGAATCCAAACAAAATTACGATGCACAGAAAGGGTTCTTTAAGAACATTGATTTATCATGACTCTTAATTACTACGGAACTAGATTAGCAAAACCTGTATCCAAAGATATCCAATCGGAATCAAAAAAAACATACGGGTTAAACTTTCCTTTTGGAAAAAATCCAAAAAGAGGTTTTTTTGCCAAGGAGGCGGGACAAGCATTGATCAAGTCTAATTTGACTCAGTTGCTAAATACCTTTCCCGGTGAACGAGTAATGCTCCCTAATTTTGGTCTTGATCTTAGAAAATACTTGTTTGAACCCTTAGACTCTATTACATTTTCGGAAATAAAGGATGAAATTTTATTTACTTTAAATAAGTATGCTCCTTATGTGCAAGTTGTAGGTCTTCGCGTCAGTGAATCGTCCGAACTAAATTATACTGGAATCCCCGGCATCGTAATTCAATTAACAGTCAAATTACGCGATGACGAGAATCAAACATTTGATGTTACGGTTAAAGTTGGAGAATAATTATGGCATTTAATGGAAGAGTAGAATCAGATTTTTTAAAGCTTGCACAATTTGACGCTCTGGCAAAACCAGAAATTATCGATTATGCAGCTACGGACTTTGATTCATTAAGAAGAGCTTTGATTGCATATATCCAAGCAGCATACCCTCTTGATTATCAAAACTTCATAGAATCAGATTTGGGGGTAATGTTGATAGAGTTGGTCGCGTACATGGGTGCGGTCATGTCCATGAAGGCCGATATGTTGGCGAATGAAAACTATTTGAGCACTGCTAGAAATAGAATCAATGTTGGTAAAATTTTAGAATTATTAGGCATCAAATTAAAAGGCCCTATATCATCTGCTTGCAATGCTAAAATTACATTAGATTCCACTGGGGTGGGCGGGCTTGTCATCCCTATAGGCTCAAGAGTGGTAACCATAAATTCTCCAGAAGATGGAAATCCCGTTACATTTACTTTGTACAAGACA